ATCAACATTCGTTCGAATTTCCCCGAGGTCGCCGACCGTATCGCTGCACTGGGCAGCCAGGCGCCGTTCGTCACGGCGGTGTCGCTCACGCGCTCGATCAAGGATGCCCAGGCCGCCTTCAAGGATGAGCAGCGGCGCAGCCTGGATCGCCCGACTGCATACGCGCTCAACGGCACGTTCGTGAAGGTGGCCACCAAGCAGCGGCAAGAGGCGCGCTTGTGGGTGAAGGACAACCCGTCCGGCAAGGGCACGCCTGCCGACCGCTTCCTGCTGCCGAACGTATACGGCGGTGGTCGCGGGCACAAGGGGATGGAGCGCATGCTCCAGAGCGCGGGCCTGATGAAGCAGGGCTGGTACGCGGTGCCGGCGGCTGGCGCCCAGATCGATGGCAACGGAAACATGAAGCGCACCCAGATCAGGCAGATGCTGTCGCAGCTGCGCGTGCAGCGCAGCGCTGGCCACGAGTCACGCGCCACCGGCAGCACCAGGTCGAACAACACCATCGCGAAGCAGGGCGTGACCTACTTCGCTCTGCCCGAGGGCAACAAGGGTCTGCCACCTGGCATCTACCTGAAGCGGCGCTTCGGCCACGGCACGGCCATCCGCCCGGTGCTTGTGTTCGTCGAGCAGACCCAGTACAAGGCGCGCCTGCGGTTCTTCGAGGTGGCAGGCGAAACGGTCAGCCAGCGCTTCCCGGTGCACTTCGAAGCCGAGATGGCCAAGGCGATCGCGAACCCTCGGCCCTGATCTACCCCCACCCCCCCCGGTCTAGGTTCTTCCCAGGGTAGGGGCATCAAGGGTAATTCAGGCCCCGTCGCCGCACTAGCGGAACCCAAAAACATTTCCTGACAAACATCCTGACAACCTACCGAAACACATGCCGAACCTGACAACCATTGCCGAGTGGGCCACGTCGCTGGGGATTTCCCGCCAGTCCGCATACGATGCGGTGAAGCGTTGCGAGATCCCAGTCACCGATGGCAAGGTCGACACGGAATACGCGACGCACCTGTACCGCCGCAACACCCGCCAGCGTGCGAATGGCAACCGCCCTGACCCCCTGGCAAACGGGGTGCCGCCTTCGAGCGCGGCGGGTGCGGGAGGTGCTGGAGGTGTGGAACCAGCGGCCAAGATCCCGGGCTACGATTCGAGCAGGGCCCGGCGGGAGGCGGCGGAGGCGACGGTCGCCGAGTTCAAGCTGGCCGAGCTGGCCGGCCAGTTCCTGGTTAAGAGCGATGTCGACTCGGCCGTGTTCGAGGCGGCACGTGCACTGCGTGACGGCTTGATGAATTGCGCACGGCGTATTGCTGCCGACGTGGCGCCGCTGGCCAGCGCCGATGCATGCGAGGCCATCATCGACCGCGAGCACCGCGCGCTGCTCGAAAGCCTGGTGCACACGTTCGACGAGAAGCTGGCGGTTCAGGTCCAGGACGCAATCGAATGATAGGTCTCGCTCCTGCAACTGGTGTCGTCGGCCCGGCGTTTGCGCGCGGCCTGATGCCGGACCCGAACATGATGGTCGATGCCTGGGCCGACCGCTACATGATCATCCCGAAAGAGTCCGGCGCGAACGAGGCGGGCAAGTACCGCACCAGCCGGACGCCGCACGCGCGCGAGGTGATGGTGGCTCTGTCGGACACGCATCCGTGCAAGACGGTCGCGCTGATGGGCGCGTCGCAAATGCTCAAGACCCAGGTGGGCCTGAACTGGTTCTGTTCGACGGTGCACCAGTCACCGGCGAACTTCCTGTGGATTCTGCCAACTGGCAAGCTGGCCAAGCGTACAAGCGCGCGCGTGAGCAAGACCATCGCCGCGGTACCGGAAGTGCGCGAGCGCGTGGCGGCGCCACGTTCGCGCGACTCGGTCAATACGCTCGACACAAAGGAATACATCGGCGGCTCGCTGCACATCGTCACCGCCGGCGCCGCCGCCAACCTCTCCGAGATCCCGGCACGGCGGGTGCTGTTCGACGAGGTCGACCGCGCCGAGGCAAACGTCAACGGCGAGGGCGATCCGGTTGCGCTGGCCAAGGCGCGCCAGACCACCTTCGAGCGCAACCGCAAGAGCTACTTCCCCAGCTCGCCGACGATCACTGGCCAGTCGATCATCGAATCGCTGTACCTGCAGGGCACGCAGCAAGAGGCGCTGGCCGAGTGCGTGCATTGCGGTCACGCGCAGCCCCTGGTGTTCGAACGCCTGCAACAGGACGACGATGGCCAAGCCATCTACCCCTGTGTCGACTGCGGCGCCTTCATGGTCGAGACCGACAAGAACCGCATGTTCGCAAACGGCCTGTGGTCAGCCGGCGTGCCTGGTGATGGCGAGACTGTCAGCTTCACCATCAATGCGATGTTCGCTCCCTACGGCTGGCTGCCCTGGATTGCCTTGCTGCGCGAATACCGCGCAGCCCGGGCAAAGCTCGATGAGGGCAGCGAGGAGCTGATGATTACGTTCTACAACACGCGCCTCGCGCGCTGCTGGGAACGCAAGAAAGAACAGACCAAGGCCGGCGAGTTGCAGGCCCGCGCCGAGGACTACAAGATGGGCACGGTGCCGAAGGCTGGCCTGGTGCTAACTGGCAGCGTCGACACGCAGCCGGACCGCTTCGAGCTGAAGGTGCTGGCCTGGGGCGAGGGCATGGAAGAGTGGGTGATCGATTACCAGGTGATCATGGGTTCGCCATCCGATCAGGCCACCCAGGACAAGCTCGACCAGGCGCTGCTGGGACGGTACCGTCACGCCGGCGGCCGCATGCTGTCGATCGCCGCGACGCTGATCGACTCGGGTGGCGCCAACACGCACGACGTGTACAACTTCACGCGCACCCGCCAGCACCGACACGTCTACGCCATCAAGGGGCATTCGACGCCGAACAAGCCGATCCTTGGCACGAAGCCTTCGCTGGTCGATGTGAACTGGCAGGGCAAGGTGATGCCGCATGGCGCCAAGCTGTGGCTGATCGGTACCGACACGGCGAAGGATTACCTGGCCGCGCGCTATCACCTGACCAGCGGCCCCGGCGCCATCCACTTCCCGAGCGACCTGCCAACCGAGTATTACCAGCAACTGACCGCCGAGTACTGCGTCACCGTGTTCAAGCGCGGGCGCAAGGTGCGCATCTGGGAAAAGAAGAAGAGCGACCGTAACGAGGCGGGCGACCTGATGGTGTACGGCCTGGCCTGTGCCCAGTATCTGGGCCTGCACAAGAAGACGCCGGCGCAGTGGAAGGCTCTGCGCGATTTTGTCGACCCCGACACCCCCGACTTGTTCGAACAGTCGCCAGCGTCCGGTGGCGAACCTATCCCGGCGCCGGCGCCGACCGCAACAGCAGCACCCATCCCAGCAGAACAACCGAGAGCAGAACCATGGACGCCAGCCACGACACCCACGCCAACACCAAGCAGGCCGCGCCGGCCAGTCGGGAGACAGTGGTAGGGAACGAGGTGCTGGATAACCCGGACCTGGTCGACGCCATCTTCGCGTTTATCCAGGCCGAGTTTCCAGACTTTGCGCAGCGGGCGGCTGAGCTGAAAAAGGAAGTGCGTCGTGAATTCAGTGGCGTTGGCGTCTATATCCCGCGGCGCTCGCAGGCCTCGCGCGAGCAGCTGGCCAAGGACGTGCTGAGCGCGTTCAACGGACGTAACGCCACCGAGGTGGCGCGGCGCCTGGGCATCGGCCGGGCTACGGTGTACCGCATCATCAAACAAGATGGCGAGAAGAAATAGTCTCAGTTTTTCTAGAAGTGAGACAGGCCAGTCGCTACCCTTGGCGACATGGCCCTCTCTCAATCCGACCTCGACGCGCTCGACTCCGCAATCGCTTCCGGCACGCTGTCGGTAGAATTCGGCGGTCGTAAAATTACCTACCAGTCCACGGCGGCGCTGATCACGGCGCGCGACCACGTGGCCAAGGTTGTCAACGCAGCTGGTCGCAGTCGCGGCCCGAGCATTTTCCGCTTCGGCTTTACCACGTCGAGGGGCGACTGATGCCGAACCTCATCGATCGCGTTATCGGCTGGGTTAACCCGAACGCCGGCATCGCCCGCCACTTCGCGCGCAAGCAGCTGGAGCGCGCTTACGAGGCGGCGAGCCCGCGGGACACCTGGCGTCCCCGCCGGGCCGGCGCCAGTGCGAATGCCGATCACCAAGCCGACGCCAAGACCCTGCGCACCAAGGCGCGAGCACTGGTGCAGAACGTCCCGTATTGCCGTGCCGCGCTCGAAGGCTTGTGCTCTGCAACCATCGGCACCGGCATCGTGCCGCGCGCGACCGGTTTGGATAAGGACATCATCAACAAGCTGTTCGCTCTGTGGAGTAAGGTCTGTGACGCCGATGGCCGCTACGATTATTTCGGGCTGGTGAAGGCGGCATACGCTGCGATGGAGCAGGACGGCGAAGTGTTGGTGCGCCTGCGCCCACGCCGCGTGGCCGACAACCTGCCGGTACCGCTGCAGCTGCAGCTACTGGAGATCGACTGGCTGGACGATTCGCGCACCGGGACCGTTGGCGGCAACCAGATCATCAACGGTATCGAGTACAACGCACTGGGCGCTGTGATGGCGTATTACCTGTGGGACCAGCATCCTGGCGAGGTGGGAACGCTCCGGGGGCGCAAGACGCAAAGCACGCGCGTCGCAGCGCAGTTCATCATCCACTTATACAACCCCGAGCGGCCGGGCCAGGGCCGCGGCTTCACCCGTTTCGCACCGGTGATCTCGCGCGTGCGCGACCTTCAGGTGTACGAGGATGCGGAGCTGGCGCGCAAGAACCTAGAAACCCGCTTGAGCGTCCTGGCCAGCGGCGATATGACTGGCATGGAGAACCCCGCTGCGATGGGCGGTGCCGCGCCAGAGCAGGGCAGCGGCGTGCGTGACCTCGGCGAGCTCGGCGGTGGCGCCATCTTCGGCATGCCTTCGGGCATGAACTTCACCGTCGTGGAGCCGAAGGCGGCGCCAGGCTACGTCGAATACGTGAAGTACCAGATGCACATCATCGCCACAGGCCTCGGCGTCCCATACGAGATGGTTACCGGCGACATGAGCGGTGTGAACTTCAGCAGCGCTCGCGTACGCGGCCTGGACTTCCGGCGCGCCGTGCAGCAGATGCAATGGTTGGTACTGAAACCCAAGCTGCTGGAGAAAATTCACGAAGCATTTGTCGAGGCCGCTTACCTCGCCGGCAAGATCCGCGGGCGCGATATGGCAGTCGACTTCAGCCCGCCGAAGTGGGACTACGTCAACCCCGAGCAGGATGTGAAGGCAGACCAGGCCGAGATCGCTGCCGGCTTGTCGACCCTGAGCGAGAAGCTTCGCCAGCGCGGTTACGAGCCGGACGTCGTGTTCGCTGAATGGAAGTCGGACTTCGACAAGCTGACGGCATTGGGCATCCTCGACACGATGCTCTTCCTGCAGCGCGGGAATATGCCCACCCCCACGTCTGACTCGCCGCCCACTAAATAACTTACGCGCCGGCGCCGCCGGCAAACTGAAAGGAAGCCATGCCAAAGTATCTGCACCCCGACGTCCTGGACGGCGGTCCCCTCGTGGTCAAAAACAGCGCGTCGAAAATGCTGCTGATCAAAGCGTACGCCTTCGGCGATTCGTTGGCCACGGTTACCGGCAACAAGGTCGCAGAGGTGGGTGTCGCATCCACCGACTTCAACCTCTCTACCGTGAACGTGAACGACAGGCGCTTCACTGGCCCGGCAGGAAAGAGCGCTGCGGCGGCGGCCAGCTCGGGCGCATCGCCAAACTTGCACATCGCCTACGTCGACGGAACCCGTGTCCTGTGGGTGACCGACGAGACCACTGACCAGGTCATCACCGCGCCGAATCCGGTCGATTTCCCGCAGTGCGCGTTCGACTCGCCGCAGCCGATCTAAGCACTGGTCATGAATCTTAGTTCATCGTTCACCGTTGGGGAGCCGCAGGCGGATGGCCGCTGCTACGTCAAGGAGTTTCACGCCGGCGTCGACGGCTTTCGCATGGAGTCCGAGTACCTGTGGGACGGCTTGCACGACCCGAGGCTCGTGATGGAAGAGCGCGCCAAGCTGATCGTCGCCGAACTGCTGGCGCGCGAAGCTGCTCGCTTGGCCGTGATTGGTACCGAAGTCCCATGGACCAAATACGAATTCCTCGACCGCTTTAACTCGACCGAGCGCTGCGCTATCCGACGCCTCGCCAGGACCGACGACAACGTTCTGGACTTCATCGAAATGCTCAATGCGTCCGGTGGCGTTTACAAGTCGAAGACCTGGGCCGGCCTTCTGTACCTGGCGCACATCGAAGCGATCACCTTCGAGCGTGCCGAAATTATTGCGGAGAGCCTGTGAGCGAATATTATTTGCGTTCGGCCGGGGGGAGCGACAGCAACACGGGTGCTGGTGATTTCTCCAACGCCAAGGCCACGCTGTTCGGCGGGATCGGGCTTTGCGTGCCCGGCGACACGCTGTTCGTTTCGCAGGCCCATAACGAAACCGGCGCCACCACCAAAACTATTACCAGTGCGGGAACGCCGGATAACCCTGTCCGCATCCTTGCTGTCAATGACGCGAACCTGCCACCGACAGAGCTGAGCACCGCTGCGCGCGTCGCCACAGGTTCAGCCGGGAATATTGCTCTGCAGGGTAGCGTGGCGATGTATGGCATGACGTTCTCGTCAGGTACCGGTAGTAATGTCGCATCTGTTTTGATGGGCACAAACTCCGCTACCGACGTGGTCCAGTCGCATCAAAACTGCACGTTTTACGTCGGATCAACCAATGCAGCTGCGGTCATTCAGCTTGGCTCTAGCACCAACACCACAAGCTCGCGGTCTCGATTTAACTGGAAGGATTGCAACGCACGCCTCGGTAACGTCGCCGGGCGCATAGATGTTTTCCAAGACTTTCTGTGGCGCGGCGGCGCGCTGCAGGCAGGTCCGGCGCTTTCGTATCTGATGCGTGTCGGTGTCTTTGGCCGTACCTGCCGTGTCGAAGTTGATGGCGTGGACTTTTCAGAAATGGCAGCCACCACCGACCTGGTGAGCGGCCCGCTGTCGAATGGCAAGATCAGCTTCCGCAACTGCCTGATGCCGGCCGGCTGGACCGGGCAGCCGGTGCAGGGTTTGATCGACCCGTCGCTTCGCGTGAGCCTCTACAACTGCGATGTGGCAAATGCCAGCTATCCGGAATTGACCAGCTATCCGGTGTGGGTTATGACGTTCGCCGGGAGCATTCGTTCGGATACCGGCGTACTGAAAGCGGCGGGGGCCAGTGATGGCGTGGCGGCTTCTTCCCTGCGCATGGTAACCAACGCCAATGCGGTCTGGTATTCATCGCCGCTGGAAACGGACGAATTCTTCATCTGGAACGATAAGGTCGGCTCGGCCGTCACGCTATCGCTCGACGTGGTCAGCGACGGCGCGCTGCTCACCAACGCCGATGCTTGGCTCGAAGTGCAGTACCTGGGCAGTGCGAATCAATCCCTTGGCCGCTTCACATCCGGGCGCGCTGGCCTGCTCGAGCAGGCGACGGCCCACCCTGCAAGCGCCGCCACCTGGTCCGGAACTGGTGCGATGGTCACACCGCGTAAGCAGCGCCTAAGCGTCACCTTTACCGCTCAAGAGGTCGGGCCGGTGCTGTGCCGTGTCATGCTGGGTAAGCCGAACACCACGATCTACGTTGATCAAAAGCGGGCGGCGTAATGGCGCAGCGCCTGATTCCCGGCTTCGGCTACATCGACGAACCTACTACGGGCGGCCAATACCTTCTTCCCGGATATGGCATTGTCAATGTACCAGCTGCTGTAGCCCGGCTGTCTGGTGAGATCACCGTGCGCAGGGCTCTGCTGGGCACCGGCGCAGTAGCTCAGCGGCACGCCACCAACGCTGCGCCGTTAACCGTTCGCCGCACCAGTGTGCCCGCCACAGTCGGGCAGCGGCATTTGCTTTCCGCAGCTGGCTGCACTGTTGTCCGGTCCGGGAATGTCGGCATGGTGGCACAGCGTCATCAACTGATCGGCGCACCGGCGCAAGTGCGTCGTATGCAGGCTGATGTTGCGATGAGCCAGATCGGCGAGGCGCGGCATGCGCTCACGGCCGGCGCCTCTGCGGTGGTACGGACTTCCCCGGCCGTTGCGCTCAACCAGCGTCACCAGCTGGCCGCCAGCGTCCTTGTCCTGTGGCGAAGTGCCAGCGAGGGCAGCATCGTGCAGCGGCATGGCCTGGCCGCCGGTACGACAGCCGTGGCGCGTAGCAGCCCGAGCAATGCGATCGCGGTGCGCCATGCCGTCAAAGTTGATGCTGCTACGTGCGCACGTATCAGCCCAGGTGTAGAGCTCAGTCAGCGTCACGCTGTGCGCGCAGCCGGCGCCATTGTACGACGCACCAGTCCGAGCGTGGCAATGCCAGGAGCTGTGCTTGCTGCCTTCCTTCACCATATTTACCGCGTTCCTGGCGAGGCGCGTGTGTACGCGGTCATACCCGAGCGCCGCACCTTCCATCCCCGGGCTTAGACCCATTAATCAATACGACGATCACACACATCACCATGCGCATCGAAACCTATTTCGTGATCAATGGCCAGCCCACCATCTACAAGAACCCGGGCGCCTGCCTACTGTACGGGATCGATCTGACAGACTGGCTCGCCGAAGCTGGCACGACCTTGGAAAGCGCCACCGCCGATGCCACCGGTGTGGTCAAGAAGGGAGATGCCCTCATCATTGGCAACGTGGTTTGCGCGTGGATTGAAGGCCTGGACGAGCAGCCCGGGGCGGTGAATAAGTGCGTCTTCGAATTCAACGGCACAGACGGCAAGAGCCTGGATTCGCGCACCATCTACTTTAAGAAGCGGCCTGGTTGACTGTCGGAAAAGTTGTCTCAGTTTTCCTAGAATTGAGACAGGGCAATCCGCACAATTGCGGGTATGACGACGCAGACCACTCACCCTCAGAACGCGAACCGATCCGCCACCGATCCGCGCACGATGCCTTCGGTAATGCGCGAAGCAACGCTGGTTCCTTCCACGTTTAACGAAGCCGACAACACTGTCGAAGTTGTGTGGACGACTGGCTCGCGTGTGCGGCGCTATGACTGGTATTCGGACGCCCCCTACGAGGAAGAGCTGGCGGTTACCCCCGAAGCAGTCGACATGTCGCGCTTCGACGCCGGCACGGTCCAGGTGCTGGACGGCCACCGTGTCTATGGCGGCGTCGCTTCGATCATTGGTATCGCCGTCCGTGCCAGCATCGAAAACGGGGAAGGGCGCGCTACGCTGCGTCTGTCCACGCGCTCCGAGATGGCTGGCATCGTTGCCGACATCAAGGCCGGCATCATCCGCTCGATCAGCTTCGGCTACAACGTTACCAAGTACGAGATCACCCGCGCCATCGATCGCACCGACGGCGTGAACATGCCGCTGTATCGCGCGGTCAGCTGGCAGCCTTACGAGATCAGCTTCGTCACTGTCCCTGCGGACGCCGATGCAAGCACCCGCAGCCAGCCCGCCAGCGGCACGCACTGCGAATTCACCACCCGGGCGCCCGCCCTTTCGTCTGTTCCACCATCACA